ATGGGGGACAACATGGTGTGATAAAGATGATAACAATATGCTTGTTCATCTGTTTGCTGTACTTTGCACTTTGACCATGCTTTATGTTGGCGGGCTCTCTGTCTATATAAGGGACGCTGTATCCTGTTTGTCTCATTCGTCTTCCGGCTTATGGACAGCGCGGATCTCTCCTACGACTCTGACTCCGACTCCAGCACCGGGTGAGTGATGGCTGACTCTAACCTGGTCGTGTTCGCTCGCGATTCTGACTTTCTGAGCTTCAAGGAGCCTGCTTACACCTATGTGCTAAACTTTCCATGGAAAGACTGGTCATCTATCGAGGAGACTCTCCAGATGGCATTCTGTCCATCGTTTGCCAACATTATCAGTCTGGAGGACTGGGCAAATCTGGCCATCGCTGATGATTATGACCGGGTGGTCCGCATTCTTAATGAGCGCGGTTATGTCCAGCACTATGGGGCTGTGCTAGCTAGGAGTCTTCACCGCGGTCTGGTAAAGGAGTTTCAGGCCAGGCAGGGCAAGCCAGTGCCTGATCTGGACACTTATGTTCAGGTTGAGATGGGGGCACAAAACCTGCATGCTCATATACTTGTTGGCGGCCTTGGTCTGACCAGATATAATGCTAAAGCTCTCAAGACCAATATAGGGATCAGAGCAACTGAGGCCATCATCACTCATCTCAAGTCTACTCTGGGCCTGCACTATGACAGTGTTGAGTTTCAATGTGTGACTGTTCCGATTGAGTTGCTTCGCCATCAGCTACGCTCTGGCACTTCTGATGCTGTCACTATCCTGCAATACAAAGCTAGAAATGGAGAAATGCATGCCTGTCGCGTCAATCCTCGCGAATACATCAGCAACTACCTGATGCCTAAAAATCTGAAATTCAATTCTCGCGTGAATCCTGCTAAGCTTACTCCTGAGCCTAACTTTTTCGCCATGACTGAGAAGACCTATGCTTTCACGCTGATGAATGGCAAGATTGTGTCTTGCTTTGATCGCCGAACCATCTGGGAGAAGCTCCGTCAGTCTACAGACAAGTCGCTGGAACCAGTCTTTGGGGGAGATCCCTTTGGAGCGCTTCCTCAGGTAATGCCTGCTAACTGGAATGCGCTCGCTAAGCCGGGTGGCCGGATGACTAAGAAGGAGGGGCTGATGCTGGACTGCCTTAAGCAGTGCCTGGATAATCATTTACTCACACCAGAGCAATTGATGGACTTTAACCCATCACTGGTGGTGATGATGGAGTCTCAGAGTGGGGGCAGTAAACTCCTTGAGCAAACATTAAACATGGCTCATGTGAAGCTCTGCCAGTCATATACCACTCTGGAGTACATCCTGAAGCGATATCCAGTGCGTCCAATCAGCTCTTCCAACAAGGTCTTTCAGCTCTGCAACACACAAGGCTACAATCCGTGGCAGCTGGGCCATTGGATCTGCACTTTATTTGCCAGAAAGGCTAACAAGCAAAACACTGTCTGCTTCTATGGGCCAGCCAGTACTGGGAAGACCAATCTAGCCAAGGGCATAGCTGAGGTGGTCAAGCTCTATGGGTGTGTGAACCATCAAAACAAGAACTTTATTTTCAATGATTGCACTCACAAGCTGTTGGTTTGGTGGGAAGAGGCTCTCATGCACTCTGACTGGGTGGAACAGGCCAAGTGTCTGCTTGGCGGCACTACCTTTAGGATAGACCGCAAGCATCGCGATTCTTGTGCCATGGGACAGACACCGGTCATCATTTCAACCAATAATGACCTGTACACCACTGTGGGTGGCAATGCATCTATCCAGGTGCACTCTAAGCCGCTCAAGGACCGCATTGTCCAGCTCAATTTCATGAAGTCGCTTCCAAGTACCTTTGGAGAGATACCATCGGATGATGTCGCTGACTGGATCACAAATTGTGCCAGTCGCTTCACTTGCACTCTGGAAGGATTTTTGAGTCAGTGGGGGCTTCGCCATGTATTGAATGCATTTCCTCTAAATACATACTGCGACTCTCATTCACAGGACTTTGTGCTGGAGGATTGTGGAATCTGCGACACCTGCGGTGGTTACATTCCTCTGCAGACTTACAGCGACTCTACTGGAGCGTCTTCACCAGGTAACTTGTCTCCTTTACTGAATGATGTCCTGGACATGGAAGCTGAGTACGTCTCTAACTTTGATCTTTCTCTGTTAGCAACACCAGAGAAGGAAGAAAAGGAACCAGCGACGCCGCGTAAACGACGACGTCGACTACAGTCTGATCCAGCCGACGGTGAACAACCTTCGACTTCTAAGCAGCTCCGAGCGGCACCAATCAGACGAGTAGGTTTCTCTGATCCACCAGTCACCCTCAACTACTACGATGAGTGGGAGAGCATGCCAATCACAGACACGGAGTGGGAGATCTACCTCAGGCAAAGAGACCCGGCGCCGATCGAGGAGCCGAAGCAGGAGTCCTCTAAAGGACCCACACCATCGCAGTGGGGAGAGCTCCTCGGGGTCACATCGCACTCCATGGAAGAGGAGCCAACAGTGCTACACTGCTTCGAGACCATCGACTACGATGAGCTCGAAGAAGAAAAAGACCACACCATTTGAGGTCTTTGCTCAGCACAAGTCTCTGGTTGGAGACACTCCTGGCTACTGCGGCTTCTACTGGCACAGCACGCGCATCGCTAAAAAGGGGACTGATTATATCTTTGATGTTGCCCAGAAACAATTCCAATCAGCTCAGTCTCATAATCAGATTGACTGGAAAGCCTGTAGAAATATTCTGTTTGATTTTAAGAAAACCATTGATCAGCAATATAGAAACATGTTCTGGCATTTTAGAAATGGGGGTGAATGTGAAAAATGTGTATATTGGGATGATGTGTATCGCATGCATTTAGCTAATGTGGATTCTACTTCTGTATCCCAGCCAGAAGTAACTGACGAGGAAATGCTTGAAGCAGCCATGGCTGTAGATGGCTCCTGTTAATCGCAAACCAGCTGGTTGGGTGGTGCCTGGTTATAAATATTTGGGTCCATTTAACGATCTTGATAAAGGTGAACCTGTAAACGCTGCTGACAGAGCGGCCCAAGTCCACGATCACGCCTATAATAAATATTTGCAGTCTGGCAAAAACCCTTATCTGCATTTCAATAAAGCTGACCAGCAGTTTTTAGACGACCTTGAGTCTGATCGTTCTTTTGGGGGCTGGATCGGGAAGACGGTGTTTGGCATTAAGCGGGCCATCGCGCCATCGCTGAATGAACCATCGCCCAAAAAGTCCAAAACAGAAGCAGCACTCAAACGAAAGCTCTATTTTGCACGGAGTGCAAAAGCCAGTAAGCAAGCCAAAATGGAGCCAGCAGCAGATTCAACAAACAATCAGCAGAATCAGCCAAACCAGCCGGCGCCAGCCAACACTGGCAGCAGCGCCGGTCAAACCAATGCCGGAGGAGGAAGTGGAGGACATGGAGTGGGAGTCAGTACGGGAGGATGGGAAGGTGGTACTTGGTTTGGGGATGACACCATTGTTACTACTGTCACCAGACAGTGGTACACTGGAATACTTAATGGACACAAGTACTCACTCTTGAAGCAAAACATTGCTTCTGGTGTTCCAAATATCTGGACGGGGATCCAGACACCATGGGCCTACTTTAACTTCAACTGCTATCATTCTCACTTTAGCCCAGGGGACTGGCAGCGCCTCATCAATGAGTACAAGAGTTGGAGACCAAAGAGAATGCATGTAAAAATCTACAACCTGCAGATTAAGCAGGTGGTGATTCTGGGAACAGACACTCTGTACAACAATGACCTGACTGCCGGGGTGCACATCATGTGCGACGGGTCTCACCAGTATCCTTATGCACAGCATCCATGGGATGAGCTGACATTACCTGAACTACCTTACAATGTCTGGCAGCTGCCTCAGTATGCCTACTTTCAGCGCCAGGGGGATCTGGTGGACGACACCAATCATGCTGATTTGGGCAACATTGAAAACATAATCAGAGTAGGAGCTCCGCTGTTTATGCTGGAGAACAGCAACCATCAGGTACTGCGGACAGGAGAAGCAACAGAGGTCAACTTCTCCTTCGACTGCGGGTGGGTACACAATGACAGGGCTTACTGCGCACCGCAGCAGGACTTTAATCCAATGGTCGCTAGCAGGCGCTACTATGCCAGCTGGAGCAATGCAAACAACAAATACATGTTTGATAGGTACAGTCCATATAAAAAACCCAGCAACTGGATGCCCGGGCCAAGTATACACCTACACGGGGCGACACAGACGGCCAACTTTCCTCAGGACGCACGAGGACCTGTCATCACCGTGTTTGCTCCGAGGGGAACCGTGGGAAGGGGAGGGGCATCTAGCACAGTGCCGGGGACAACCGGGGACTACCTGGCCAGCGCGGAGGGCATACTGCAAGCGGGATTCAGCACGTCGCCTGTCAACGGAGCCTGCTCTAGATCACACTACCCTTCGCTGGCGTGCGATGCCACAGAGGGGGCAAACAATGAGACATTCTTGTCCGCACGCAACATACACATTGACGTGACTAGATACAATGCAGTCTACGGGGCAAACAGGACAGCGACAGACAACACCTATCACAAATACAATGAGGTGTGGATGTTTCCGAACCAAGCATGGAACAGCACTCCAATTTGCAGGGACAACCCTATCTGGGACAAGCTGCCTAGAACAGACAAACACACTCTGCTAGATAGCTCATATGGCACGCTTCCCATGGCACATCCGCCAGGCACAATCTATGTAAAAGTAGCAAAAATTCCTATTCCGGGGGCTGCAGGGGCAGACTCATACTTAAACCTGTATGTGACTGGGCAGGTGACATGTGAAATCGAATGGGAAGTGGAGAGGTACCAGACAAAGAACTGGCGGCCGGAAGTAAGACAGTCTGCATCTTCCTTTGTAAACAAAGATTTGTACAATGTGAGCGAGACGGGCGTGTACAGCAGGGCCAACACCTTCAACGAATGCATGCCAACAAAGTGCGGCATCAATCGTGTGCTGTAAAATTCAAT